CAGACAAAACCACCGTGTTGGTGGAGACTTTTAATATGAGCTCGGTTTTCGAGCGCATTTCAGCGTCAGTTAAAGAATTTTTTAATTCTAAAGCTGTGCGCGTTTCCTTAAGTTTGGTGATGGTCACGATAGTAATGACGATTCTTATTAAGATGACTCAATATTTTCATGACCTCTCCGAATGTTTTGGTAACACTTATAAAGTCATTAAACGCATTACACTGTTTTTTGCTACGTTGGGACTTTTAATCCCTGCATATCACGTTCTCTATCAATTATTGAATGTCATGTTGCAGGATTTAACGTCCCCTTGTACCGTCCAGCCCGTTCAGGTACAAGGTTTTCCCTCTTCTTCTCTACAAGCTGAAGATTCTTCTTATCCCGAAGATTCTGATCCTTTTGAAGATGCAAAACATGCAGAAATTAATCCAGTTTACGAGACTCAAGGTCCTTTTCCTAAGGCCAATATGCTTGCTTCTCTCGTAGCCGTTGGTTATGTCTTTGCTGATTTAGCTGGTGGCGGGTTTGAACAATCTATTGGTTCTACTATGATAGCCCAATTTAAGAAAGTTCGCCTAGCTGCTGGTGCTTTCACCACACTGCACCAAGCTTTGGGTGCGTTGACTCATGCCTTACCTCAAAGGTATCGAGTCGCCGTGTACCAAAAGTATTCTATAGGTATTCCTCAAAATACTATTCCTCAAGCAGATCAAGTTGCCATTACTAAGGCTTTTGACCTGGTTGCTATTGTTAAAGCAAGAAAGGATCTAGGTCCTAAAGTTAAGTTGGATTACCAAGTCTCTCTTCAAGAGATGGGTAATATTTTCCGACGTCATCTTTATGATTTAGACTCTGATCTTGTCTTTGTTAAGGCAGTAGTGAAGGAAGCGTTGACTCAGCTCCGCTCTATATCCCAAGAAATTAGTCTCATTCCAGATGGCTCCAATATTAAATTGGAACCTTTTGGTGTGTGGCTATATGGGAAAAGTGGTGCTGGAAAAACACAATTTGTCGATAAATTGGCTAGCAACATTTTTGGTGATAAACCACGTTTGTCGCGAACTTTCGCTGACAATGTTGCTGACCAATTTTCTTCTGGCTACACTGGCCAGTTCGTCTACTATATGGATGATTTTGGAACTGATTTGAATGCTCTTCAACAGTCCAAAATGATCCCCCAGTTGATGACCTGGATGAGTTGTTATAAGTCCAATATGAATAAAGCTTTTGACAAGACAACACCGTTCAACTCGCATGGTTTGATTTTATCTTCTAATGAATGCCCTCAAGGCATTTTATCTAGTATTAAAATAACTAATCCGAGCGCTGTTTTGCGGCGTTTTAGTCCTGGCAATGGTCTTATTTTGTATATGGAGCCAAAACGTGAATTTGCAACTGTTAATGCAAATAACCTGATTCTTGGTGATAAAGCCAAAATTACTGGTCAACAGCCTCCTGATTTGGCGCATTTTAACCATGTTAACTTTTTTGTTAGTGATGGGAGAACAGTTCCAAACAACGTATTGTTTGGCGAACAGAAAGAAATTTTTGGTTTTTAACTTATTTCTTACGCTGACGCTATGACTCTCATTGCTGAGCAATATCTGGCTAATATTAAATCATTCAAAAGTTCTTTGACCACGCGTGCACCTTTGTTGCAAGTGTTGGATGAAAAGATTTTGAATTCGATTTCTGCTGAGCTGGGTTCTCTCCCAGCTTTTGAAAACCAGATGAATGCTCCTCAAGAAGAGGACACCTATGAAAACATGGGTGGCCCCTACTTCGAGAAGCGATTTTGTATGACGGATGATCATTGGGAGGAGCTTGCTGCTCTTGCCACGAATTATCCGCCTGAGCAAAAGATGCCTCCCGCAAAGGCCAAAACAGCAATTTCAAAACTTGTAGCCTTTGGTGAAAAGTTTTTGAAAAATCGTAGATTTTCTAAAAGTGACGTTGAAAGCGTTGCTGCTAAGATTTCTGTTGCTGTAGATCCCGAGATTATTGAAGCTCTCAATCCGGATTCGCTTGTCGAATCTGGTGGTGAGGGTGAGAAAGACTCGGATCTTCGCCCTGATTTGGACATGTATGATCGAGATGGCAATTTGCTCCCCATATTTGATCCTGAAGCCGATTTGCCTTTAAGTACTAAGATAGATATATTTTTCTTTCGAGTGCTAGAAAAGATCAAAGCTGGTCCTCCCCGGGACCTTGGGCTCTGTGCCATGATTAAAGTTGCCGTTATTGCGGATGCTATCCAAGAGAATATTCAATCTCGTATGGAAAAGCTCCGCGTTTGGTATACTGCACATGTCGAAAGTAAAATGGGACTGTCATACTTTGGTATGGCTGTTGCTGCCATTTCATTTGTCTCGGCCCTTTCTATCGGATTCGCTTTAATGAAGCGTTATACCGGAGGGGAGAAGGACGAAACAGACGAGCTTGCCAACCAATCTAAAAGATATGTTCGCAAGAAACTCGATCGGAAGAAACGACATGTTCCTACCCATGATTGGAGTAAGAGTTATGTCACCCAGGGAGACCGCAAGGTCACCCCTGCTACCTTTCCTTTCGCTGGTGCCCTCCGAAATTCAGAAGCCTGGCTTAGTTATACTAGAGCCGGAACTGTTTATCGTGGTCGAGTTTGGAGAACAGGTTCTACTGTTTTATTTAACCGCCATTATTTGATGGAAGGTCAAGTACAACTTGAGCCTGTCGTTAAGTTAGAATACCGT